AGCCTGACGATTAACACCAGCCAAAGCACCCGATAGGAATGGATTAACGCCCCGTCCTTGAATCGTAGCTAGTTGCTCTGCCTGTGCTGACCGAACCAGCGGAGAGCCAGCCATAGCCCGTTCCTGAGCCATATTAAGAGCTGACTGAGTAGACGGAGATGGCGAGACATAGGTCTGACCGGGGAAGAATGTAGGCGTACCAGACTCGTAAAGTCGCTTGCCTTCTTCTAGGCCATAAGTAACATAGGGCTTGATGTCAGGATCAATGCTCGTTGTTGTTTTTGCAGGTTCCCTGCTGCTTCCACCGCCCATATTACACCTCGCAAATCCATTGTTTAGGACGGAAACCAAGCTGTTTCGCCCTACGTTGCCATCCTCGACGATGGCTAGAGAAAGTTAGATATTTGACATTACCTTGACGACAGATGTCTTTTATGTATTTTAATCCAGATTCAACAATTTGATAATTGTTTTCTAACGTCCAAGCAGCCCATAGGTGCATTGTTTCGCCCATAGGTTGCAGGATAAAGAAGCACTTAAAATGGTTATTATCTAATCCTACCCACAGCATTGCTTTTTGATTAAAGCAGTCTGTGTACACATCTTCTACTATCCAGTTTTCTGGGCTATACCCTTTAATTTCATCTAAGCCGGGGCGTACTGTAGGCCACCAGTTCCTAAGTTGTTCTACAGGTATGTACCTAAACTCCATTAGCCCACCACAATGTAACCATAGGTTTTGTCTGCCGTATTGTTTGACCAGTGCGTAAGAGTAGCACTTCCTTGCTGTTGGCTGGAAACATACACGTTGGAAGTTGCTGCTGGGGCAACATAACTCATGGTAACAATTGCGCTAGGAACTGCCGGGCGAGTAGGAGATGTACTCGTATCAAAATGCTCTATAGAAACGCCTGTATCTGTAACCCGCCACATAACTTCAACGTAATCATTAGCCTGAAGCTCAAGGAAAAAGTTAAGCGCAGCAATTAAATGACTAGGATCACCGCCGCTTTTTCTGGCTGGTATATGAAACCGGCTATTAGATGCTGCAATGTTTGTACCGTTTTTACGGAACCATACGTCTACGTCTTGACCATCGTTAGTTGTATTCTTAAACTGAATAGAAAATTGCAGGTTGTAAATACCGTAGTTTCGAACATTTATTCTTGAGCTATTAGAAACATAAATCCCATTGCTAAAGTCAGTGGTATTTAACGTGATTGCATAGGCTGTAGTGGTATTAGCAGCAGTCTGGTCTGTGGAGTCCTGAAACGCTCCGTAAGGCGTAGAATCAGCTTCAGCAACATCAGACACCGGAACCAAGAATATCAGGCTGTCAAAGCCTATACGCTCGTCGTTAATGGTGGTTGTAGCTACATTTCCTGTGGCTAACGTAATCCGACCGATATTATTGGTCTTACCGTCCATAATCCCACGAACGACCTCAGCAACACCACGAGCATCGCTACCAAATGGCGGTAATGTACGGAACTGAGTCATCGATTACCCTGTTTAACAACGTCAAACTCTAAGCCAACAACAGTTTTCCAGTTAGCCCCAGTAGGAGTTAGCCTTAGTCGATGGTACTCACCGTTAGACCGCAAGCTCACACGGTTTTCTGCATCAGCAGCCGTATCTGAGCTAAATTCCACTTGTTCAGCAAGATTATCCCGGCTTGCAATAGCTATAGAACCACTACCACCGTCCACAATAGGCTTTGCTAGCATGACCGTAGACCTGCCTACATCAATATCACCCGTTGATATGTTCGCAGTCTTAGGCTGGCCTGAAAAAGTAATAATCTTCTGTTCACTAACACCAGCAAATAACAATTGTCCACCAGCAAAAACACGCGAATCAAGAGGAATATCAAGCGCATCAATGCTTGCGTTATAGTTGTCTAGCTGCTCTAACGTAGCTGAAGGTGTTAATACATAAGCAATTGATGTCGCTGTAGTATCTGCGTATGACCATTTGCTAAGGTCAATCGAGTACATCAGCATAGTCTTATTACCAAACGTATTATTAAACTTCCATATTATTAACTTTGTAACAGGATTAACTGTCGCACTCATCCCTGTAAGTATTTCACCGGGAATGGCATTGTCAAAGAACCAGCGGTTTACTTTCTCGCTACCTATGTTCTTCGTTGACTGACCATCACAGACATAGAAACCATCGTCTGCAAGGAAATACGTTAGGTTGCCGTACTGAGCAATAGACCCGTTAGAAATACAGCCCAAAGACCGGCTAATAGCGTCAAACTGGAAGAAGAATGGTGAGCCTGTGTAACTCATCCGGTAGATAGCACGTTCTAAGAAGATCAGACCGTACTCACCACCAGCCAAACCTGTAATATCGCCACCGTCAGGAAGTACCTGTGTATCAGACTGAGAAGCAGAGCCAGAAGTCCAATCCGTCTCGTCATTTATGTCTGACCAGTAGACCTTACTTGTTTCTGTCGCATCACTAGCAGCCACAACAAAGTCACGTACAACGGTTACAAACTTAGCCGTAGGAGCAGCAGCAGCCAAGTCACCAAAGTAAGTTGATGAATTCAATGTAAACGCTTGCAACTTATCCTGACCATTAGCCAGAATCATCTTTGCACCAAACTGGGTTACATCCCAACCCTCAACAGCCGTATATCCGCTAGTGGTAAGCGCATCCAAGCTAGCATCAGCGCTATCAAACTTATAAATTTGGGTTGTGCTAGCTGCGAACAATGTACTAACGCTGTCAAACTTACCGGCAAAGGTAATGATTAGGTTAGCACCAGCAGCGTCAGAGTAATCAGCCTCGCTCTTAACTGGAGCATATCCGTTAGCAACTGGATAACAGTTCTTTGCGTCTGTTACTGCACCTGTTACGCCGGGTTGATCTGGCAACCACTCACCGAATAGAATTTTTTGCATGGTTAGCCTTTAGCGGAAGACCGCATAAAAAACTCTTGTGTAATCTGTTAATGCGTTAGCAGCGCTTACAGAATAAACTCGCAAAGCTGAAGTTGTTGGAACCGCAGAAGAATCAAATGCACCCGTAAAGCCAGCCGTTGCGCCGGGAGAAACACCAACAACTCCAGAGGCTGAATAATTTGCATCAGGCATCGCAGTCGTAAAGTTCACTGTGTAGTCACCAGTCCCATTGTCAGTAATTGACGATACGTTACCGCTTGCTCTAATCGCAACAGTTCCAGTACCGTTAAAATTAACCCAAGCCCTACAAGCATACGCTGTAGCTACAGAGCCATAACCAGAGTTAAACGAAAAGTTACCGCCTGAGGACATAGAGGCTACATCTGCTGTCGTAGCGCCACTATTGCCAACACCAATACGAACAGTACCGTCAGGGGAAGAAGGCTGGTAAATAGTAAAGTTATTTGTAGCCGTTACAGACTGCCCTACTTGTACATTGTTCGTCTTTAATGTTGACATTTAAATCCCCAATGCTGCTTTAATCTCGTCAGGTGTGGCTGCTGCATCAATACTTGTCTGGATAGCTGCGTACTTGTCACGGATAGCCTGACGAGCCGCTTCTGCACCGTCTAATGCACCCGGTATCTGCTTGGCTATCGCTTCGTCGTAAGGCTTGAATTCTTCAGCCCTAGCAGCTCGACGCATATCGTGACCAATAGCTTTAGCCTTTGTTACGTCAATTACGATGCCCATGACCAAGCCCCTCTAAATGTACGATCTGAAGGAATATCCGCTACGTTTACGATCTCGTAAGGCTTACCTGCTGGCACGTCTTTAGCAGCGATTTCTTCAATGGTTAAGCCACACTCAGCGGCTGGAACTATGACTGCGACACCGCCGTCATCTGTTGGGTAAATTATGCGTGAGTTCATTGGTTGTCCTTGGTTAGCGGAAGACGGAAACAATAACGTATTCTTCATCTCTACCAGATCCTGTAGTTTCTCTTGTAGATACTCTAAAAGCGGAAGTGGTTGGAGCTACGTTTGCGTTAATGACGGTACTGTTAAACATGGATACGAACTGCACACTAAAAGAGCTATTTGTTGTGCAATTTCCAACAGCGGAATAATTTGCATCAGGCAGTGCCGTAGTAAAGTTCACCGTATAGTCACCCGTACCGTTATCCGTAATACTTGACACATTACCACTAGCACGAATAGCAACTGTACTTGTTCCGTTAAAGTTGACCCATGCTCTAGCTGCAAACAATGGTGCTGACCCACTAGGCTCTGCAAACGAAGCCGTACCAAATGTCTGCGCCCCTGAAAACGTCTTATTTGATAGCGTTTGAGTAGCGTCAGTTCCGACTGCTGTAGTCGTTGCATCAGGCAGCGTTAAGGTGCGATTAGAAGCCGTACTAGGCTCCTGTAAAAGTACGCTACCACCACCAGATGAATTTAGTTTCAGGCTCATATTAAACCTTTGGATACTTAACTTTTACTGCATCAATGGCTGCTTTCCATGCGTCATAGCCACCGTGATACAGCAAGTCAAACTGGTCAGCAAACGATGGATATTCG